GTGCCGCCGATGCCGCCGTCAAGGCCACCCGTGAGGCGATGCAAGCCGAACTGGATGCCGCCAAGAGCGCCGCAGATGCTGCTAAGGCTGAAGCCGCCGAAGCCCGCCGCCTGCCTGGTGGTGCGCCTGCCGTAAGCAAATTCAACAATGTCTACAAGTTCGATGGGCTCGACATTGACGACATGGCGTTCGCCATCGGGGTGCTGACCGCGGCGAAGGGTGGGCGGTTTGGGGATAGTGAGGCGCGGGGCGCGTCGGAAGATTTGCGCAAAGCGCTGGCGATCCGCCTGGCCGAAACCGATGATAATCGCACCGATGGTCAGTACGCAGCGGCCAAATCGGCCATGAAAAGCGCCGGCATGGCAATGAAAGCTGATGAACTGAATCGTTCGACGCTGGCGAGCTTTGGCGACGAATGGGTGAGCGTGGCCTACTCAACCCAGCTTTGGGATAAGGTTCGCTTGGCTACGCCTATCGCCGCCAACATTCCGACTGTGGAAATTCCGCAGGGCAGCGAATCCATTGTGATCCCGATCTCTGGCAACAGCCCGACCTTCTACCGAATGGCGCAAGCCGCCGATCAGGCAGCCAACCCCGGTCGCGTCACGCCAACCGTTGTCACCAGCCGACTAGGCACCGCCAACCGGACACTGACCGCCGCCAAGTTGGGCGCAGCCATTAACTACACCGGCGAACTCGAAGAGGATTCGTTCATTCCGTGGGTTGCTGAACTGCGCCGGGATTTGGTGGCCGAGGCAGCAGAGGTGATGGAACACGTTATCATCGACGGCGACATTGATCTCACCGCTACCACCAACATTAACCATATCGGTGGCACCCCTGCCGGCACCGAAGCCTATACGCTATTTGATGGTTTCCGCAAGTTGGCGCTTGTGACCAATACCGCTAACAGCCGTAGCGCCGGCACATTGACGGTGGAGGACTACCTGGAAACGCTAAAACTCCTGGGCGTCGGTGGCCGTAATGCCGCCGATAAAAGCAAGGTAGCCTTTATTACTGACATGTGGACGCACTGGAAAAGCATGGAGTTGGCCGAGGTTAAGACGCGTGACGTTTTTGTGTCACCAACCATTGAAAATGGGATGCTGACCAGCCTCTACGGCGCGCGCGTCATCGCCAGCCCGAACATGCACCGCGCTAATCAAAATGCAACGTGGGCGCTTCGGGCGGACACTACCGGCAAAGTGAACCTGACCACAGCCAGCAACAACACGACTGGCAGCATTTTGGCCGTTCGCTTCGACCAGTGGCGCCTGGGCTACAAGCGCCGCTGGGCGTTTGAGGTTCAACGCGACGCCATTAGCGACAGCACGGTCATTGTCGGCACCATGCGTGTTGGTATGGTCTACCGTGATACCGAAGCCGCCGGCATCAGCTTCAATGTTACGCTGTAAGGAGTTAGTATGTCTGCACTGTACAACTTGAAGATGGGTAATGCCGATAGCAGCGACATTATTCGGGTGGTGGAAGCCATCAGCGCGCCAGGCGCCGTCAGCATTCCAGTCCGCGGTGAAAAGACTGTGTACATCACACGAACGAGCGCCGGGGCTTACACTTTGGCCGCGCCTACCTCCGGCACTCACGATGGCGTGCGCATCACGTTCATGAGTACAACGGCCTTTGCGCACACGGTCACAGCTACCACTGTTGGTACAAACGATGGTGGAACGGCGTCTGATGTGGCGACGTTCGGCGCAGCGAAGGGTAACAATTTTACGGTTGAGGCGTATGCCGGTGACTGGTGGGTTGTTGGTACTTCGGTCGGGGTTACATTCGCCTAATGCTGATTCAGTTCAGTCGCGACTATCGCGGCAAACTCACGCGAGAGATATTTTACGAAGCTGGTACTATTATCGAATTCGATGATGGTGCGGCGGCAAATATCATCGCGGAGGGCGCCGCGGTAGTTGTAGAACCACCAACAGAGGAACCACCGGTAGAGGATGCGCCCAAGCCGAAGCGCGGGCGCCCCAAGAAAACTGCCGAGGAATAACGCATGACCGCCTACTGCACACCGGGTGACGTGCGCGACGCGGCACGGCTCGACATTGCCAGCACCAGCATGGATGCAGGCATTACACAGTTGATCGCCGCCGTGTCGCAACGGCTAGATCAAATGCACAACCTGCCGGCGGGCGGCTTTGCCGTAGCAACGGATACTACTCGCTACTATGGCTACGACGCCATCCATCGCGGGCGGTTACACCTGGACGCGCCGTGCTTGTCCGTGACCACATTAACCAACGGTGATACGGTTGTCATTCCGTCTAACGCGTACCGATTGCATCCACGCAATGAGCCACGCAAGCACACCATAGAGTTAGTCAGCAGCGCGGGGTACGCCTGGGGGTTCTATGATGATGGCGAAATCATCGTTGTCGGCAAGTTTGGCTACTCGCTGACCGTACCTGACAACGTTGCTGAGGCGTGCGCCATGTGGGCGGGGTGGTTGCTGAAGCGCTATCAAAGCGCGTTGCAGGATGCCACCGCCAACCAGGAAATGGGGCAGCTTGTTTATAGTGAGTCTATCCCGAAACAGGTATTGGCGTTGCTACGACCGAGGGGGCCAAGCTTATGAGTCTAGACGCTGCCATTGATGGCCTGCGCACAAGGCTGGCAACCATGACCGGCTTGACGCGTACCTACGCCGATCCGCCTGAAAGCATCAGCGAATTTCCATCGCTGATTGTTTATGGCACCGGTGGCGTGATGTACTATACCGCATCCGGCGGTTACAGCTTACACAGGCTCGTAGCCGACATCTACCTGGCGCGTCAGTATCTGCCCGAAACGGTAGACGCTGCCAAACCCTGGCCGGATCGGGCTTTCGCCGTGCTGAAAGCCGATCAAACGCTGGGCGGCGCTGTGTCTCATATCGTGTGGGATACCACCGGGGGACAGGGGCTGAACTACCGTTTCTTGCCGCTACAGTACAACACGACTACGTTGTTTGGTGTGCGGATTGAGGTTACAGTCAAGGTAAACGAGTCGTAATGCACGACGCTTCATTCCGTGAGATGGCACGCATCCTGAAAACATGGCAAGGCAATGTCCCCCATGTGCTTGACGTGGGTAGCGCTGACGTTAATGGCACCTATCGCCCGATTGCCAACTATCTGGGGTGGCGCTACACGGGCTTGGATGTGGCCGCCGGCCCCAACGTTGACATTGTAGCGCCCGATCCGTACCGGTTCCCGATTGATGATAGCGCCTATGACATCGTGATCAGCGGTAGCACGATGGAGCATGTACAGGCCATTTGGCTGTGGGTTCCTGAGTTGGTGCGAGTGCTGCGTCCTGGCGGTATGCTGGCGATCATCACGCATACCAACTACCCGTTGCACAGGTTTCCGGTGGATTGCTGGCGCATCATGCCCGATGGAATGTCATACCTGTTTGATGCAACCGGCAAGCTGAAGAGTTACGATATTCGCATGTGCAACGAAACCGACATTAGCGGGGTGGCGTACAAATGCGCGTCCTGACCTACGTGCCACTAAATCCAACACAGCCACGCCTACACCCTCTCACCGCCGCCAGCATCGACAATCTAGTGTGGCCCGCCGCTATGCCGGTGGTGTACGGGCGCAACGATTCGCCCAATCGCATGGGTAAGTTTTACGACCTGTGCGACAAACACAACCAGGCGCGGGCAATGCTGCTGCAAGGTGGCTACGATGCGCTGTTGCTGGTGGAGGCGGATATGGTGATACCGCCCGATGCGTTGCAAAAGTTAGCGGCGCTAGATGTGCCGGTCGCCTATAGCCTGTATGTCAGCCGTGGTACGCCGCACGAGTGGCTGGCGTTGACCAGTCTCACCACCGATAGTCACGCTTTTGTTAGTGATGACGTTGCACAGGCACGGGCATGGTGGGGAACGCCAACCGAGAGCGCCGGGGTAGGCATGGGCTGCACGTTGATCCGCCGGGATGTGCTGGCAAAAATCGCCTTTCGCCTGGACAGGTTCGGCACAAACGCTGACGATTGGGCGTTCGCCCTGGACTGCGCCGCCTATGGGGTGCTACAGGTGAGCCACTGCGGTGTTGTGTGCGGCCACATTGATGGCGATGCGGTGTTGTGGCCTGATGTGGACGCACCTGGATTGCTGAGGAAAGAGAAGTTATGAACACAGACATTGTCTACAAATACATCGGCAACGGCGCTTTCGTGGTGGCTGATGTGCCAGTGCCGGCCCGCGACATTGCTGAATGGGAAGCCATGTTGTCGCCGGCACTGAAGGCGGCCATTGAGGCAAACATTGCCAACGCGCCGGGGAGTTGTTTCGAGCGCGTGGAAGCGCCGCCACCGGTGACAACCACGAAGACGAAGGCGAGTGCCGTGCCGGTGGTTACGCCTGAACTAGCGGCCACGGCTGAATAGGTTATTGCCGCTCTAATTACATAAATCGCAACGTCTAACCGCCCAAGTGGGCCAGCGGCGTGTGAGTCTAGAAATAGGCTTGC